GGGTTGCAGCCAATCAATAATATCGTGGTGACACGATAATAATACCACCTGGCCGGTGCCTTTGCGCCACGACTTCGCAAAAGCTTCAGCTCCTACTTTAGCAATCTGCCGGTCGATAACGCTCGTGAACTCATCCACCACAACACGTTCCGGACGGTCACAAATTAGCCTGGCTAATCCCGCCCTGAACTTCTCCCCGTTACTTAAGACGTTAAACGGTCTTAGCCACGCGGGTACATCACCCAGCCCAACGGCTGAGAGGGCGCCCGTCACAGCATTAAAGTCGCCATCCGGAGCAATACAATCAACAATAGGCTTTGTTTTGTCCCATCCCTTATACAAGTCATGAATGGGCTCATTGAATATTTTACTCCCCAGGCTTGTCTTACCCGACCCTGACGGACCAACAATTAACCCGACCTTCCACTCCATCTCCTCAATGGGTAACTCTGCAACATGCTCCCAGTTGCACCCATTTTCGGCGTTGAAAAGGCTTTTTACACGCATCGCTCTGTAGCTGTCATAGTCACTACATCGATGTTTTACCTCAATTTTCATACACAAACAATTTTAAGTATTAAACCTTCTTTTCTGAGGCGCTCATAAACAGCCTCCTGCTCACTCTCATCTGCGCAGATAACGATAACGCCGTACTGCGACTTGTAATTGAACTTTTTCTCCATGATTAAAACCTATTTAAATGATAATTAAACCTTACTTTTGCAATCTCAACTACATACAAAAAATGCGAATTAGCGAACTGAAGACATTAAGCCTCCGGTTTGCGCTAATCCGCATTTTTGATAGTATGTAGTTGAGATGACTACTATCGACCGGGGGCTTTCTTTTACCCCCTATATTTTAAACTCCCTTTTTCAATTCCTGCAATACACAATCTGTGGCTGAACCGCCTTCTTGTATCCGCCATACTCCAAGCTGCTTGAAAATAGGGTAAGCTTTTCCGGGAAGATAACATCAGCCGTGTTTTTGATGATTTCCAAAAAACTTTCGTTAACCATTAATCTTTCAGGGTAGGCGGGATCTTCGAGCAGATAAGCCTCAATACCTGAAGCGTTCACCTGTAATATTTCACATGCAGCGCCGGTACCGGTATAGGTGGTAACGCCAACCATACCAACAAATTCACTTCCCACAGTCTGCACAACGGCATTATAGGTTAGGCTGTCATTAATTACAATATACCGTTGTCCGGGAGCGATGTTTATAGCTATATCCATTATTTTGCCTCCACAACACTAAGGTAATGTTTGACCTGTACGTAGCGGGCAAACACTGAAAACTCCGGCCTCACAGTATTTAACGCACTATAGTACTCCGGGTGTCCGTTCGACAATGCTTTTCCATCCGTCCCCACATCAATTGCACCAGTATATAAGTTTCCAACCCTTCTGACAAGAATTGGTGCATTAAGGGTAAACTCGCTCCAGGTATCACCGTCGTTAAATTCCTCGACACATGAACCAAAACCAGTGAACGATAACTTGCCTGTTATTGCCTGAATTACATCACCAACAGGTACAGTTAAGCCATTCCACGACACCACGTCATCATAAACCCTGTACCAACTATTTGCAGTAAGATTTGTCCCAGCCAATATTTTAGTTCCACTGACCGACTGTTTAAAGCGAATTAGATTTGTATTAACAGGGGCATTGTTTTTAACAAGATACAGCTTCCCGAGACCTGTAAATGAATTCGTATCAATCGTATAGATACGGCTTCGAATTGGATAAACAATGTTGTTATAGGTAACGGTATCTATTTCATTAATATATACCCTCCCTGAGATAAGTGCAGTACCTGCACTTATTGGTGCAGTTAGGTCAATGGCTGGTGCATAAGTCGGCATCTCCCGGTTTCTGTCAGCGGCAAGAAAACTTACACCACTCCCTTTTATTTCCTGAATCTTCAGAAGATCTTTTGGCTTTTCAGTGATGTTGCCACCGCCAATAGCCGTGCCGGATGAATCTCGTAACAGCGTAATAGAATCATCAGCGACAATTACATTTGCAGATTTCGACGCGTTGTAAAAGGAGTTTGCCCGACCTAAATCATTCGTAAAGGCATAAGTTGGATAACCTACATCCTTAGCTCCGATAAAGGTGCCATCGTATCCGGCAGTTTTCGCAGGGCTTAATGACTGTAATGTAAAATCATCAAGCTCCGGATTATTAAATAACGGGTCTACAATTAGGCATCCCTCAAAATTGTAAATTGCAGATGGAAATTTTGCAATATACCTGTTTTTTAATTCGATAAGTTTTGCCGCATCGGTCGACCCGTTAAGGTAGGTGAACAAAGTTTCAGTTCCGATTTTGAAACGGCAGTTAAAAAAATGGTTGTATCTCAATGGAGCATCCGCGGTAATTATAATATCACAAGAATGAAATATCAGAGATGTTGTGTTAATATCAATATAGGTACCTATTGAGATCACACACTTATAAAAAGTACACTTGAACCCTTTAAATGAATTATAAAACGTTCCCAAAGTAATTGCTCCAGTCACTTTACTGAGTATGGTACGTTCACACTTTCGACTTATACCCAGCACAGATCCATACTTTACCAAACAACCCACATACTCGCTCGGCTGAAAATTTGAGTTAAACACTGTGTTTTTAAATATGGAATTATACATTGAATGTATTTGACTAGCCGCCGAGGCCTGTGATGTGAAATTACTCGGTATAAAAGCACAATCAATTATGTAATTAATTCCGAATATACTAAAAACGTTATCTCGAAAAGCCGGAGCTTCCCTATATACTCCTGGTCCAATTTGGATGAAAGTTTTCCCCGCATCCTTACATTTCTGAAGCGTTCGGTAAGGCTTGTTTGCCGTCCCGTCATTATCGTCTCTCCCGAATACAGATACGTAAGCATTGGGTACAAAATAAGGATTCGCAGGCCAGTTAAATGTTGCCATTTGTTAAGGTATAAGTTTGTGATTCAATAAAATAATTTGGACTATCATCCTTGTAAGTGCGCGCAGAATCTATTACGATTCCCTCCCCAACGTATTGGTAAGTGTATGGCCTGCCATAAATGCCCCATGTGAGAGCTGTCGAATCGTTGAACGTGCTAATTTTCTCATTCAGATATCCTTTCACCGCTTCATCAGGCTGATCAAAAAACGGTCGGTTTTCGTCGTATTCTCCAATTCCAATAATTGTTATCATATCGTGTTAATTTAAAATTCCTGTAATGTTTAAAAATCCAGAGGTTGCACCGTTGGCAAATGTGGCTCTCCAATAGATGTCAGAATTGGCTGCAATAGCGAGCGGTAAATTGGCGGGTAAGAAAGTAATCCCGTCTAAAGAATATTCAGCAACTGTTATAGACCGTTTATCCATCAATGAAAGCGTGCAGGCTCGTTTATAATAATCCCGGCAAACCGGTGAAGTAAGATCATTGAACGAAATACAACGCATAACTGCGGTTATCAGGTTGATGTTAATGTCTGATCCTATTATATTGAGAAATCCGGAGGATGCACCCCCGGTAAAAGTTACCCTCCAATAGATATCCGAATTGGCGGGAATGGTGAGCGGTAAAGCAACCGGGACAAACGTGGCGCCGGTAGTCGAATATTCAACCAGGGAAATCCCCCGAAGGTCGATCGCTGCAATTTTGAATTCAGAGAGGTAAAAATCCCTGAATACTGTCGCTGCCGTATCGTTAAATGAAATTGAACGGGTGATGTTTTTAATCGGGTCGGTCAATTTTACCGACAGGTCAGATCCTCTTATAACTACGCTGCCATCAGCGGAGGTTAAGTCAGCAAGCCCTTTAATACCCAAAAGCTTCTCGCGTTCGGCAAGTGACAAATGATAGCCTCCATTGCCGAGTATGCCACTCAATAGGTTATGGTCAGTTATTGCTGTGCTTATTTTTATCCACCTACCGGGCAACGCGTCAGACGAAACGTCATCTGGAAGAATTACAGTCATGTCGTTACTATCCGCAACAATATCACCATCGAAACGATACAAACCCATCGATTCTATGAGCATTAACATCATGTCAAGTCGCTGCGATAAGTCTACAGCTTTCGCGTTTAATAAATCGGAAACAGGAACATGAATAGAACTACCAATACCGCTTGTAGCATTTGCAATGATAGTTTCTACCTGTCCTTTATTTACCGCATCCGTACTTTCAGTACCCTGCGCGAGATTGACTATTTTGTGGCTATTCAGGTCAAGGTTTGCCGCAATAACAATTCCTTCCTGAGTCACTTCCTCCACTTCTGTAATCTTACCCTGCGAATTCACCGTAAGCACTACATGTTTTGTCGCGCTTCCAAACGTCCCCGGATTCGTAAGTACATCAATAGGCGCTTCAGTCGCGCTGTACTGGTACCTGATGTCATCCAACCCCAGATCAATGTTGTTCGGCCAGCTTCCTACGATCGATATTTTGAAAGTGTCGAGTGTTGGCTGACCGGATGCAAAGTTGTACATCTGAATCGCTATGAGTTGCCATACATCGCTGTCAGGCTTGTAACCGAATAGATTCGTTGCCGGTGATATCGCTACGCTTCCCGTTTTATTTCCAGCCAGGAATGATTCAATGAGCAAGATTGAGTTGGCCAACCAAGGGATTGAGCTTTTAATATTAAGTGATAAGATCCCGTCCAGTGAATTCACCGGCTCAGGGGATGTAAATGTTAATTTTGTAGTTACCGGGACAAAGGATTTAATTGCGGTACCTGCCGGCAACGTAGTATCATCAAACGCGCGAATAGCCCTGACACAGTAATTATTATTCTTGACACGCGAATATTCTACACCATTGCCGAAAGCAATACACCACGCCGAATTCCATGCGTTTTCACTGGAGGACCAGTAAGTTTTATTTGCAAAGTTTCCAATCTCCTGGCGTCTGAAATACATTGCAAGCAACTCTTTGATCGAAGGCATAAACCAGTCAATGTAGCCCTCAATAGCAAAATCATTGCAGAACTTAACAGCCAGATTTTTGGCGGCATTATTTGCAAGCATAAGCGCTGTATTAGCCTGCCCGGTTCCAACAACCTGTCCTGTTGCACCTGTTGTGTAAGCTGAATATCCTGAGAGACTTGACCAAAACACATCCAGTGCAGTATCGGCTTCAGATGCTATCAACCCTTTTTTACCTGAAGCATCAATATAAAAGATTCGTCCGCCCTGGTACTTCTCTCCGATGTAATGCAGAGGCGAGCTTATTTCAGTATCCGGAATTGCCACATTAACTTTGATCCGCTTACTGCCGCTTTTGGGCAACAATGAATTATTGAAGTCAACCGAAACAAAAGGATCATGCGTTTCCGACGTACCCCATCCTGTATTTTCATCGTAAACCTTTACGATATCGACATTACTTGGCTCAGTGGCGCCTGGTAATAAAAACACATTTGATACCTCGAGCTGAGTTGCATTTAAAACGGGGTTTAATGCATTGATGGCGGGAGTTCCTGTGGCTGCCTGAAGGTTTCCGAACACGTCCACATAAAATGTATCGATGCGTGACAAATTGGGATCCGAAGGAGTGAGCGTGATTTCTTTTGCCTGGGCAGTATAAGACACGCCCAATATTTTATAAACGATATCGGTTGAAGTATAGGTAAGCCCGCTCTTCCAGATGATGGCGCCCGATATCAGTTTTGTTTCAGTATCCACAAAAGCGCTGTCCCCAATACGATCAAGGTATTCTTTCAACGCAGAATTACTCGAGGGTAAACCGGTGAGCTCACTAAAATCGGTGGCCGTCTTGGCTCCCTTGATCAACTCCATGAGCTGAAGCGTGGTTGTCCAGTTCAGTTTTTGCGTAGAGCTTATTGCGTTAGCGTTATTGTTGACTGTATTTGTCAGCTTTTCAATCTTGCCGGCAACGGGTTTCTCTCCAAATTCGACATCGTATTGGTAAGGCTCGTTGATATTCTGAGTGTAGCCAATAATCCGGATCTCGCGATCGACATTGAGCGAGGTCGATTGTATTCTTACAACCTGGGCGATCGAGAGCGCGATGTTGTTATTTTTGAAATGAAGCGTGTCGCATCCTCCTTTGAATGCATCACGTGCCCTGGAGTATTCGTCAATGTATGCCAGAGCAGCCGTAGCAAGCTCAAGCTCTGCCCGGACAACATAAGCCTCCGGCATTTGCATGTCTACCAAAACATACCTGTCACCGACTGACGGAAAAAAGACATCGTTTGGAAGCATCATGCCATCATACTCCTGGGCGATGATCGTATAAGTTTGTGTGGCATTGTCGAACGCCGATATTTCGAATTCATAACCGGCAAGCTCTCCGGAGTTAAAAACAACCTTCGCCGTATTGACGCCCAGGTATTCGTGAACATCAAAATCAAGGTTTGTATCGGCAAATTTCAGATTACCGTTAACAGCTGTCACCTTCCCCGGATCGGTGGATCCTCCGGCCAGTAATCGCGGATAGATGTTCTCAAAAATCTTGTCACCTTCCCGGACTCCATACAGGGTAACATTTTCCAATAAGTATCCTTCCCCTGGGAGCATGAGCCGTGTGGCGCCATCGCGGTACCCGATCGGTAAATTCTTGTCAGAACCGTAAGCAAACAAACAGGTGATTATAGGATCCTCATCGCGGTTGATGCGCTGGAGCCACTTTAAACTGTCACCCATTCCATACGACAAATTAATTATACTGCCGGCGAATGGTTTCTTCCGCAGGTTTACAACTTTGCCGGCAATGTAAAATTCAGTCTCAAACTCGGTGGCCAGGCGCTGAAGTGCTGCCAGGCATTTATCGCCTGAAAAATCAAGTGTTTTAAAATCTGATTCAATCACCTCGCCAACTGTCCATCCCGATCCGTTACGGTTCATGTTGGCTACGAGCAGCTGAATAAATGTAAGTGCATTGCCTGTGAGTGAGAAATCTCCCTGTGGAGGCACCGGCGTATTATCAAACAGCTTATACCCGGCTTTGAGTAATTCGTAATCGACACCCTGAAATTCACAATTGTATTCAATCTCGCGTGTGGCAATCTCTTTCGCGGTATGCTCGGTATTGAGTGTAAATGTCTGGCCACCCCAAATGATATGATCACCGAAAGCCAGGGAAACGGCAACCGCGAGCCTGAAATTAAGCTTCACGATATTATCACCCATCAGTTTGCAGCTGTATACGCTGTCATCCGTTGGGTGAACTGTTGCAATTACCGTATTTCCGCGAAGTATATCCATTTTACAAGCTCTCTAACTCCTTTTCAAGTTCATTAATTTTTTTATCTAATCGATCTGAGTACTCATCAATTATCTCCATTATTGGAAATACCGAATCATCAAAATAAGAATCTTTGCACATTGAAGCCGTATTGGTGGTCCCAAAGCAAACAACCGTAGTCTTATTTGTCGTTTCGTTGTTCTTGTACCAGGTTACTTTACTTTTTAATTCCTTTAACCGTTTGATTTTTGCGACTAACTGATTTGCATGGCTTAATAGTTTTTCATCCATTTAATTAATGTTTAATCATTGTTTAAAATGCAGGATTTGCAATCCCAAATTTGACTGTGAACCTGGACACGACCTTACTCACCAACTTAATTGTTGTGAGCTGCTCATAACTGGTCACCTCGATGTAGTAAACCAAAAATGTTTTATTGAGCTCTCTTACAAAAACAGATCGCTCGCCCGGGCTTTTCAATAATGTGAAAAATGCATTGTACCTGGTCCACCATTCGGTCTCGCTCGAAGCCGATAGAATAAAGCTCAGTTCAGCCTCTTTGGATTCATACTTTGGAACGGTCAAATCTATCTCGAGGCCATTCTGCTCAGGCCAGTTATTACTCAGCGATGCCTTACGCTTAGGTGGCCGCATCAAATCGTCATAGCTCCCCTGTAGAAGGAATGCACCGTAAGTTGTCCAGATATCGAGCGTGTCAATTGTTACCTCTCCTGTCATAGCTATTTTACTTTTAGTCCGTCCAATTCAATGCGAGAGAGCCGGCTGTCGATACTTCCAAGCGTCTTACTCATTACGTCTGTATTGTCAGCAGTTCGGAGTTGATACTCGAGGCTTTTCTGGAGCATCGTCATGCTCGTAGTTCCGCTCTCTATGATCCTGGCTATATTGATCCGGATTGCTGAAATATTCCCGGTAAGCGCCGATCCTGTTTGTTCAGTCAAACGCTGGATATCGCCAGTCATGCCAGTGGCCGATGCTGCCGCTGTATCTTTTCCGAAAATATCAAATCCGTCAGCTGCTCCGGCTTGCTTGGCATCCGTCAGCGCCTTATTAAACTGGTCAGTTAACGCTCCTCTTTGATCAAAGAATACCTTAAGGTCATCCTGCCAATTTTCATCTCCCCCGGTTGCATAGCTGTCTGTCATCCCTTTTTCAAGCTGAGCAAATGCGCCGGCAAAAACCTTATTGAATATCATATTGCTCAGGATATTCTCAAGCACTTTATTTACAGAGTCGCCAAAAGCCACTGAAGCGTCGGTACCATCTTTGAAAGCTGTTACCAGGGCATTGCGTAAATCATCGCCCAGGGATCCGGTAAGGTCTGTGATAACTGATTTTAACTGCTCTGTTGCTTTGGCAGCCGCATCTTTCCAGTCAATTAAATTTTGAAGTGTAACCTTTGTTGCATCAGTTACTTTGTTATTTGCGATCAGGGTTTTTGCAAGGTCAGCGTTAAACTCACCATTCGCTTTGATCAAATCAGGGTAAGTCTCGAGAAGCGGCGCAACAATATCCTTTTTCTTTTTCGCAAATAATCCGGTAAGCGCTCCAACCACTGAGCCGATAACAGCCCCGACAGCTGCTGCCGGAATACTCAAAACGCCGCCTCCTAATATGGCACCAATTCCAGCTCCAGCTGCTGCACCTGCTCCAATGCCTCCAAGTACATTGCCACCCGAGACAACATTCTTCTTTCCGGTGATAGCCTCTGCTGTTGAGAACTTCTTTAATTCTTCCTTGTACTTCGATTGTGCATCGTTATAAGCAGCTGTGCTATCCTTTAACGAACCCTCATAATCCTTCAGAAAAATTGATCCATTGACATCTGAATTGATCAGAAGCTGCTCGTTAAGCAGTAAGTTATATTGTTGCTGCTGTGAAATGATCGAGGCGTAATATTCATCCATCACCCTTTTGCGCTCAGCAGCTGCACCGGCAACGATTCCGATTAGTTGGGTTGCTCCGGAGACTGCTGCACTGACCGCATCACCTTTCGACATACCACCCTTACTGAACGCACCGGCCTTTACCAGATTACCGACTTGACCGGCAATTTTTGAAACCCCAGTTAACATGTCTGCCAACCCCGAATTGGAATCACCAATCGCCTGCGACAACAAACCTGCTGCATCGGCTACCTCGTAATAGACATTAGCAAGCTCCTGCGCATCTTTTTTTTGAACCTTACCCGCCTTGCCTAATTTATCGGCCTGTTTTATCCTGGCTTCATTCCCTTTTTTAAGCTTGTCAATCTCAAGATCAGTATCTCTTAATTTAAGCTTTTCAAGATCAATTCCGCCTGCTTTCGCCATATCATATATAGCTGAAATGGGCGATGAAGCCCCTTTTGAATCAATTGTTTGTTTTTTGGCAATCATCAATTGCATGTCCACAATCGATTCACGCAGTTTTTTCTCCGACTCGAGCATTACAAGTTTCTTAGCCAATGCTGCAAACTCGGCACTATTAGCGTCTGCGACTAAATCCATTTGATCTTTAGTTGCCTTGATGCGGTTATCCAGGCCTTCAGCATCCTTCAATTTCTTATCGGCATTATCCTCACCGGCCAGTAGGGTATGTGTCATAGATCTCACCCTGGTTGTATTCTCCATTGCCGAATCCTGTGCCTCTTTCAGTTTCACATAGCTGTCGACAATCCGGCTGGTCATTTCGTCGGTCATGTTTCCAACGCCACGCAGGATAGCGGCATCGGCCTTTACTTTATCATCCACCTGCAATGATGGAGTTAGTTTTTTAATCTTATCAGCCGTGTATTGTGCACCAATGCTTTGGTTCTGACCGACCTGACTATTCAGTGTTGATTCTAACCCTTTTAATTGATTTAAATCTTTATTGTATTGCTCAGCCCGCGCTTTCCCTTCGCTGTCGATATCTTTAATGGCGTTCATCAATACATCTTTCGAAAGCTTAGTTCTGTCCTGACCAATCAATAACGCGGCGTCAAATTCATCCTGTGCTATTTTGGTTCGCCTCGCTGCGAGATCTTCCTCAAGGGATATCCGCTCCTGGCCTGCCGATATGCGTTCGTCTTTTGATAATTGTTTGTTTCTGAGTTTATCTTCAAGTTCAAGTGCCTTTGCGTTACTGTCCGCTTCGGTGATATCTAACGACCAGGTTGCCTCCTTTACCTTATCCATTATCTCGGCATACTTACTACCTGTTCGTATCGCACGATCCATATTTGCAAAGAAGTCCGTCCAGTCGCCACTTGCCAGGGTTTTCCAAAAGAAGTCAAGCCCACTCTTTGCCCCGGCAATACCAACCTCAAACTGATCTGAAGTACTTCTGGTTGATGCTACAACAGAATTGAAAACAGTTAAAACAGTCCCAACAGACGCAAGCCCTATTGCCCAATTCTTCAGCGACTCAACTAAACCCTCATTCGATTGTTTTTCTTCACCATTCATCTCAAGCTGTTCGCGCTGGAGTCCTATTAGGGTGGCCTGCTCTTCGGCAAGTGCCTGCCTGGCTCCTTTGAGGTCTCCCAATATTTCGGTCAAACCCGCGCCGGGAGCCTCGTTTTTAGCAGCAGTCTTCAGTGCTCTAATGTCGCCGGTAATTTCACGGATCAACTGGCGTTGTCCCGCAATGGCGTCCTTAATCGCTGCTGACGATCGCTTAAGTCCCGTCTCCACTTCCTTGAAAGATCCGGCTGTTTTCTTTACGCCCGAGTCTACATCAGCAAGTGCCTTCCGCGATTCTTCCAACTCCTTAGCGATATTTTGCCTTAGCAGTATCTCAATTTTGACCGGATCAAGGTTTGACATTGTTAGCTCCTATATATTCAAGGAATTCCTCCTCGGTTGTTTTTTTCTTCGTTTTCACATATCGCGGCTGATCGGCCAGCATCAGTTGTATGGTCTGCCAGTTGACCTGCCACATAATTTTTGTCATGCTCCAGCCATGCGTTGCCTGGATAACCTGAAGCAATATTCCAAAGGGGCTATGGCTGCCTACATAGTGGCCTTTTGACTCCCCTTTACCACCGGACTCATCTTCCTCGTCACGTCCATCGTTCCGAGCAATCTGATAGTATTCGTAAAATCCTCGACCCGGCTTAGCGTTACCAGCTTGTAGGCTGCCTCTACTAATATTGTCGGGTGAGCTCTCCAGCGTAGAATATATCCCAGGACCGGTGCGAATAATCCGGAGAACCATCCGCGAAGCGAGCCGTAAGCAACGATGCGTGCAACTGTTTTGCCATGTTGCTGCATCAGCTTCATGTCCTCCTCGAGGGAGTTTGACTTAATGGCTTCGGCAGTGATTTCCATCGATAGCCAGGCGCGGCTGATCCGGACCATTGTTCCCCAGCAGGGACGGCGGATCGTGAGCCTGACCTGTTTTTTACCGAACCACCTAAATAACCTGGGCGCGGTCATCGGAATGCTCACGCCCAGGTCTAACAAAATATTGGCAGCTTCGCGTTGCGCCTCAAAATCTTTTGAATGATCCATTATACTTCGCGGGCGATGGTATAAGGCATATCCGTTTCAAGATCCGGAAGCTCGATCGTAAGCTCAACATCAATATTCGAAACTGCTTTTCGCGAAAGATCCCAATTAAAAGTTGCATCAAGCATCGATTTTGGTGCCGTAATCTTCAGACCTGATTCAGTGATTAATTCAAATGATCCGTGAATGTTGGCATCCACCCTGGGGGCTGCATAACTCTTGCTTGGAGCCGTACCAGTTGCGGTACCACCAAAGAGCTTAACCAAAATGTCGGCATCAATCTCCATCAGGGAGAATGCTACTTTTTTGATACCTGCTTTTTCCTTGATTGTAAGGGCAGGATAATCGGGGTTTTGGGCTGCATAGAAACTATTAAGTGTGGCTTTATCGCCATTCCACTTAACTGTACCTTCAGCAATTTTACCAAGACTTTCGAGGGTTGAACCTCCAGTAGCCTTAAACTTGAACGATTTTAATCCGTATTCAATACCCATGACTATAATTTTTTAGAAGATTTCTTAATTTTTTCGATTTCCCCGGATAGGTTTCGTATCCTGGCATGAAGTTTAGCATCAACCTCGTTAAAATGAACTTGGCGATCCGGAGACTGCCAGCACTCATTCAGGTGAGGATATTTAGCGAAAAAGGCTTGTGAGTCCATTGAGACTAAATTTAGATTTGACAATGAAAACAACCAGGACAACAGTGCCCAGGCCTGCGGCGATTTTGCCGATAGTGATCCAAAGTTTCTGCAACCAGGTGAGTTCATTTACCTTCACCTCTACAGGCACTTTTACAGCCACTTCGCGGTAAACGATCGAGTCTCTTACTGTTGCAAAGCTGATAGGAGGAGCGGTTGCAAAATTATAACTGAGCAATCCGGCGTTATAGGAAAAACGGCTTTTGACGTTCTGGCTTTTCTGTTCATCAAGTGATTTCATGATCACCTGGTTCAGACTGTCGCACTCAAACAATGCTGTAATATTGGCCGAATCAGCAGGAGCTGCAACAGGCACCAGGCGCTCAACGATCTTCTCGCGATATTGAAGCGGAACTTCCTTAATCGGGAGTTTTGCGGTTTTGCATGATCCAAAACAAAGACCAATCAGCAATACGATAATACTAAGCTTTCTCATTCCTTAATTCATTAATTTTATCATTCAAATCCACTCCCGTTGTCTCTTCAACACGCTTGGCGAAGAAACTTTTCATTATTCCAAATATCTTCCCGCCAAACAAATCATCCATATTTTCTGAGGCAGACCAGGCATAGAAGCCGGAGATCAGCCATGCAGCAATATTATAACTCGCGGCAACAGACTGATTCATCTCTTTATCCATAGCATAGAGTAGGGCTACAAGAAAAGTGGCGCCAATTGCGCGTCCAACAGCCGTGAACGCTTTTGTCATTGAAAACTTTTCTTTCCGCTTCAGCATCGATGCCAGGACACCTGTTATCAAATCGAAAGCCAGGGCTGCCCACATCACGTGTACTGCTCCCTGAATCTGTGCGAAGTAACCGATCACCGCAAAGAAGATTGCGCAAATCGTGTTATAGAAATGATTGTATAGCCATTCCATTACATGATAGATTTAAAAGCTTCAGGAACAAATTGGCGCAGCTTCTGCTGAACTTCCGATACGGTTATTTGCTGATCGTGATTGAGGTCATACAGCGGATTCGCACACGCAATTTTCTGAGCGCTGAGCGTCTGGGCGGATAAGATCCAGTCGGGATGTTTGCCAATTGCAGCAGGGAAGAAAACAGCAAAATAGAGATCAGCAAGGTTTAGCATCCTCCCGGAGTAACATGCCAGGTATTTGTAAACCCAATCAAGCTGCTCAACATTGGTCATGTTTTTCAAAGCGTCAGTAGTAGTGCCAAGTCCCCTCGCCGTTGAAGGCATAAACTGAATAAGACCCGTGGCACCAATCGAATTCTGAATCTTTGAATCAATCTTGCCATACCTGGGCGCAGCGGTTTCAATGAAAAACACAACCATGAGCCAGGAGGGGTTAATATTGAGTTTCCCGGCAATCTGTTGCAGTTTGGCTTTAAAGGCCTCCTTGTTTTCAAATATCAAATCCTCGTAAGCTAACATGGTTGTATCTTTTTAGTAGTTAAACAACCCCGAAAGTGTTTTTCAAACCCCTTCGGTGGCTGCCTTAATTAATTATATCAACTATGCAGAAGCGTCCTGGACAATGGCCAACAATCCTTCTACACCACTTCGCATTGGCCGGCCACCGGCACGTACCAGGAAGGAATAGATATCGGCATAGTAAGTCGGAGATTTGACCTCTTCGAACATTTCGGTTTGACCAAGTGCGCGGCATACCGAGTTTTCGTGCCATGCGATAGCAGCGGCATTATCGGTGGCAGCTGCGGCAACCGTCCAAAGCTTAGGAGCTACGGCGGTGGTATACAGACCGGCCTTCGAACGCATCATGATATTGAACGTGTAAAGCTTACCCAATACACCATTTTTGGTGTCCACAAGCGAATGGAAAGCCATTGCTTCCTGCGTAGTAAGGCTATCCAAAAGCTGACCATACATTTCCGCGTCTATCAACAACCAGCGATTTTCCTGCGGAATATCCTGCGCATTAAATTTATTCATCGCATTTTTAACATCAGTCTTGGTAAATAATTTACGGTTACCGGTTGCTGATAAGGTATGCGCTCCTACTGCTGCTCCTGTAGTTCTGATAGAATTCGCTACAGCCGGTGACCAGTTAAATAACATGTCAGTCGAAACACTTTCAATCAACTTTGCTTTATCCAGCTTGATGATAGATTCACGCTTATTGTATGAAAGTTCCACCTGATCAGCATAAGGGATCTTGATCGGATCGGTTGTAAATTCATCCAGGTTAAAAGTCAAATCAGGATCAACACGAGCAGTTACAGTTGCCGGAAAAGAAGTCCGGTTCTTGGTAACACTGGAGCCTGCTCCGGCGTTGGGGATGTGAACGGTTTTTCCGGCATTCACAAACTCATCGGCATTAAACGCCTTGCTTAAAAAGCTGTTATCGGCAAATAAGCCTTCAACAATAGAGTTCATCCAGATTTCTTTCTGGACAGCCATGCCAAGCGATCCGGCAGGAACAAGCGGTAAAAGGCTGAGAAGGGATCCGGTTCCCATAACCGCGAATGTATTTAAACCGGTGGCTGCCGAAACAGCTGTGGCAAAAAACACATTAAACATGAGCGCAAAGAGCGCCACAAAAACTTTTGATCTCATAATAGAGTAAAATAAAAAGGGTTAATAATTACACTTGTGCTTCGCAGCCAAAACGGACTTTGAACTTCTCTTTATAGAGGTCGACGTACTTATCTTTCAACAGTACCAATTTCCCCTCTTTGTCGAGCGCATCCCAATCCTTCTTCTGAAGGTCGGCAAGTTCAGTAGCATTACTGCCACCTGTGGCGGTCTCGATTCTTCCGGTAACACTCTGCCTTGCAGGGATACTTTCCAAAGTCACTTTAGCCGAGGCGAAATCAAGATCGAACAATTTAATCATGCCGTCTTTGGCTGTTGCATTCAGACGGCCATCCTTAACGGCAGCATCAATCAGTTCAACAGATTCGGCTTTTTGTTTCGCCTTAGCTGTAGAGTTTAGTTCGTCAACACGACCCGCGAGAGTCACATTTTCGGTTTTCAGGCGGTCACGATCCGAA